GAGCACTAGGTTGCTCATGCGCGCACGCTGGGCCATGTCGCGCTCCATCGCCTTCGGGTCGTTGGCCTGGACGCAGATGTCGCCCGTGTAGGTCACCGAATGGTTGGTCTGGTAGGTGCGGTTGTCGAAGTGGTTGTAGACCGGCTGGCTGACCGTGCGCAGGTTGGCTGCGGCCCCCTGGGAGACCGCCCGGCGCACCACGGAGGCAATCTTCGCGGGGATGATCATCTCGCCCTTATGGACGTTGGCTACCATGTCCTTGGCCAAGTTCCAGGCACCCTTGGCGAACCCAGGAGTGAGCGGGAGGGCGGTAGGGGTGCCCGCGATGTCATCAGTCCAGCCCAGAGCGCCCGACCAGATCGGCTTCTTGACCCACTTGTTACCAGAATCCTCAGACCACATGAAGCCGCCGCCAGCGTTGATGGCTACGTGCCCAGCGCCACCGCCGTACTGGGGGCCGAACCAGATCGGGACCCCAGGGATCATCCCGGAACTACCCATCGCGTGCCGGTGGCCGACCTCGGCCTGCCATTGGGCGTAGGCAGTCGAGCCCTTGTGCTGCGAGCCCCAGGCGGTCTCTACATCAGAGAGGCACATTCCAGAAGACGGGCTCATCGCCTGCATCCGGTGGGCCACAGCCGAGGGCAATGAGCCGACAGGGCCGCCGCCGCCTATTCCGCCACCACCATGTCCAGGAGCAGTCCCGTAGCCCCCCAAGAGCGCGCTCAGGCCGCCTGGGGACTTCATGATCTTGATCAGGTTGTCGATGCTCTTGTTCTGCGCGGTCTTGGTCTCGATAGCCGTCAGGTCATTGAACAACTTGGTCAGGCTGGTCACCCCGCCTGAGGCCTTCAGGATGGCCCGAGCCATGTCGCCGTAGGGACCTGCCTGCTTGGCAATCTCCTGGATATGGTTGCTGATCTGACTCAACGGCTGAATCGACTCACGCAAGAGCATCTGCTGCTCGTTCATGCTCTGGTGGAACTGGAGCGCGCTGTGCTCAATCTGGAGGTCGAAGTCATGTGCCTGCCAGGCCATCTGGCGGGCGAAATCAGCCACGTTGTACGCCATCTGGGTGTGGAAGTCCTGCCCAGAGCGCTTCATCGACCGCACGAAGTCTGCGTAACTCCGGTCGAGTTGGAGTTTGAACTGGTACTGGGTCTCCTGCCAGGTCATCGAGGATGCGTCGGTAGCCAGGCCGCCAGCAGCCGCGATGCGCTGCTTCACCGCCTGGTTCATCCGGTCAATCAGGGCCGGATCGGCCATGAACTGCTCGAAGAACGAGTTGGTCTTCTGATTGTTGCTCGCAGAGGTCAGGCCCAACTGCTGGATCGAGTCGGTGGACAGGCCCATCTGGCGCAACTTCGCCAGTTGGCTCTCCTGCTGGTTCAGTTGCGAGGTCTGCTTAGTGCTGTTGGAAATCACGAACTGCGCACTGGTCAGGCCCTCGACCGGGTTCTGCTGATAGATGTCCATCATCGAAATCGCAGACTGCTTGATCATCTGCTGGGTCTGGTGATTGAAGTCCTGGATGCCGCGCATCCGCTGGAGGTTGTAGTCAGCCTCAGCGCGCGTGCGCTGGAGGTTGAACTGGTACTCCTGGCGGCTAATGCTGATCCGCTGCTGGAGTTCGGCACGGCTCACCTGGAGCGCCTCAGCCTGCTTCTGCCAACCCATCGACTGGTTGAACTGCTGGGTCGAAAAGGCGAGTTGCTGCATCGACATGTCGTAGGACTTCATCGTCTGCAACATCGAAGTCATCTGCTGCTGAACGGCGCTCATCGCGCTCAAGAAGGAGGTTACGTCGGCCTCCTGCATCTTGCCGCCGTTCTCGGGCTTCATCTCGTCCTGCAACCTGCCCGCCCAGAGCCCAGCATCGCGCTGCTTGAGCCCCAACTGCTGCCCCTGAGTCAGGTACGGGGCAGCGGCAGCCTCGTTGGCACTCAACTGGTTCATCGTGCTCTGGAAGGACGGCTGCGTGCTGCTCTTGGAGAGGTTCAGGAAGTTCTGGAGGCCCTTCGGTCCGCTGAAGGCCGAACCCAGAGCGCGGCTCGACACGCCGCGACCGCTGAAGAGGGCCGGTCCCCCCAAGGCTGCCAGAGCGTTGGCGGTCGGAGCGGTCTGATCCTGGTCCATCCAGGCCTTGGTCTGCTTAGCGCTCAGCCCCAGGCCATCCAGGGCTGACTTGAGGGCGTGGCTGCTGATCTTCAGGTCACTGAAGGCCAGGGCCAAGTCATGCTGGGCATTGCCCGTCTGCCCATTGACCATGCCCATGCTGCTCATCGCGGTCTCAAGGTCGTGATTGCCCGTTTTGGTGTCGGACGCGGCCAGGCCGCTCAGAATCTTCTTGGTGAAATTGATCCCACCATCCTGTGGGCCCATCTTGGCCACGATGCCCTGTAGTTCCTTGCTCGTGCCGCCGTGGTCACCCAGGCCAAGGATGTTGGAGAGGGCGACCCCAGCAGGAGTCAGGTCATAACTAGTTCCTGTCCAAAAGGGGCCGGAAGAACTCTTCTTGACGTAAGCATTCTCGGCAGCCTGAGCAGAAGATGGCCCGAAGTCATATTTCTTCCCCGCGTACCGGTGATCCAGAGTCTGCCCCTGGAGGGACTTCACCCACGCCGAACCGCCGTAGGTCTGACCCAGCGCCTCCGCGTTGAAGCCGCCCGCGTTCGCGCCGTAGGTGTTGAGGTTGTATGTCTGCAATCCTGAGTACAGCGCCTGGGCTCCGCTATAGCCAGGCATGCTCTGAATGACAGGATTTGCCCTACCGACAGTGCTGTACTGGTTGAGGTAGCCGGAGAATTGGTACCAAGCCCCGGTGCCGTAGGTGTTCACCAGGTCTGACATGACCATCTGCTTCTGGTCATTGGTCATCGAGCCCCACTGGGGGCCGATCACTGCGGCAGCCTGCTGCACCGAGAGGTTCATGCTGCCGCCATTGGCCTTGGCGTTCTTGAATAGGCTGTTCTGGATCGCGGGCTTGCCTTGAGTCAACTGGAAGAGCGCCGCCTGCGACGGGTTGTTGACATTGAGAGTGCCCGTGGTGGCACCCGGCACCGGAGCCACGACGCCACTGGTGGTGAAGTTGAGCCCCGATCCAACGATGTTGTTGGTCATTGGGCTCGGGTTACCGCCACCAAACATGCTCTTTACGCCAGAGATGATGGTGGGGGCCATCATCGCCGCCATCAATCCCAGCCCTATCGGGCCGCCAGCCAGGTCCATCGCGCCCATACCGAGACGGCCCACCAGGCCAGCAGTACCTCCAGCCACGCTGCCCACCGCGCCCATGATGCCGCGCCCCTGAATCTTGGCTGCGCCACCGAGGCTAGTCACCACCGATTGGGACTGCCTCTTGGAGTTCTCCGCAGTGGCGACACTGTCCTGCTGGACAGTCTTGGTGTGCTCAGCGGTCGCAGTGGCGTCCTTGACCGCCGCTTCACCCACGGTTGTGTGGGACTTGGCCTCCTGCTCGGTGGCCGCGACGTTGACCTCGACAGCCTTGGCTGCCTCCATCAGGCTCCTGGAGAAGTTGGCGACTGCCGTAGCGCCGTTGGCGAGGCCCTCCTTGAAGCGCTGGAGCGCAGAGACCTCAGACGCCTCCTCGCCCTCCTTGCCTTCCTCGCCGCCCTTCTTGAACAGGCTGCCGAAGGAGCCGAATCGAGCAGTGTCGAAGGCGGAACGGAAGCCCCCTCCGAAGTTCCCAACCCCCCCGGCGACCCGATCCTGGATGCCCTTGCTGATGAAGGATGGTCGAGCGGTGATGTCGTACTTGCCCTTACCGAAAAGGGCAGCATTGGCACCCATGGTGTACTCGGTCTCGAACCATCGAGCCAACCCACGAGCCCCGCGACGACCGATGCCAGGCTTGCGGACGCCCAACTCGTCGGCCCGGGCCTTCTCTTCGGCGGTCAAGGGGCGCTGGAACTGCAACTCGTCCAGAGCATTGCGCTCAGCAAACGCAGCGTCGGTCATGGTGCCAGGAGCGGCCCCTGCGCGACCCAGGGCCAGCCGACTGGCCGCCATGCGGCCCCGGCCACCATGGGAGCGCCAACCGCGTACATCCTCGTTCAGGGCTGCGCCCCTGCGCTGGCCCCAACCGTAGAACGCGGTGGTGAGGGGCCGAGCCGTGCCGTTGTCCACGGCCTCCTGGAGGAGGCTCCCGCGCCTGCCCAGACGACCACCAGAGCCGAGGGCCCCGCCGCCAGCGAGGCCTTCAAAAAGACCTGCGCCCAGGCTAGAGCGCTTGAGCGCCAGTACGGCCAGGAACGGTCCCAGCGCACCATGCAGGGCCAGCAGGCCGGAGGCTAGGGTGCCGAAGGCGGCTGCGATGGTGCCTACGATGGTGGCGAGCGCCTGCACCTCAGGGTTCTGAGCCATCGCAGTGAAGGCTTGAGCCACCTTGTCCAGGCCGCCCATGAACTTCCCGAGTGCCTGGTTGAAGGGCTGCCCGAAGGCCTCGAACGTCTGGGCAATGTCCTGACCAAACTTGGCGAACTGCTGCCCAGTGGTCAACTGCGGATGTGAGTTGGACCCATTCCCATAGGCTCCGGTGGACTGGTTGATCATGCCCTGCACCGACCCCTGCTGGGTCACAGCAGAGATGACCCGCTGGGTAGAGAGGCCATCGAAGCCCAGGTTGTTGAGGATGCTCAGGGACTGGCTACCAGAGCGCCCGATGGCGTCGTAGAGGCCTGCCATCTGCTGGCCGCCCGACATGGACCTGAAGGTGCCCACCGAGACGCCCATCAGGTTGGCGAACTGCTGGAGAGCCGGGGAGTTCTTCTGGAGCGCCTGAGCCACGGTGCCGGTCATCTGAGAGAACACGTTGGCCGCTCGGTAGCCATCCTGGCCAGCCTTGGAGAAGGCAGCAGCGAAGCCAGTGACCTGAGACTGGCTCATGTTCAACTGGCGGCCCAGGGGGGCCAATTGGGAGGCGAAGTTGGCCAGGCTCTCGGCAGTCGTGTTGGACGAGTCGGCCATGGTGGTCAACTGGTCGGCGTAGCCCTTAGCGGTGTTGAGGCTGCTACCCATCGCCTGCCCCAGGCCCAGCACGCTCTGGGCCAGCGCAGCCGGGTTCTCCCCGGTGGTGATGCCCATCTTCTCAAAGGTGGTGGCCAACTGCGCCAGGCCACTGGTAGAGCCCATCCGCTCGAAGCCGGAGATGACCTGGACCAACTGAGCAGCCTGAGAGGAGGCTGCCCCGAAGTTGGAGCGCAACTGGTCCACCGCATCGGTGTAGGACTTCATGCGCTGAGCGCCGTTGCCGAAGGACTGGGTGAGCACCTGGTTCTGGTTGCTCAGGTTTTGCATCACCGACTGGAACTTGGACGCAGCGGCGGTCGCGCCAGTCAGGGTGGCCACGTCAGCAGCAGTGATGCCTAGGCTGATCCGGCCCGCAGTGCGGAACAGGCCGTCAATCTTCTGCTGGAGGGAGTCGATAGAGCGTCCCAGAGCACTGGCCTGCTGGGCCGCGCCTTGCATGGCGCTGGAATACTGATCGGTGTTGGCAGACAGTACGACGTTGGCTGGCACGCTTGCACCGAAGCCACCGCCTTGGTACATGACTACTCCTGCCGCTGAAGTGACCTCATCCGAGCCGCGAACTCCAGCATCTCAGCCTGTTTCTCCGGCGTATTCAGAACCAGTTTAACTGTGGTGCCGGGCATGCTTTTGCCCTCGGAGTCACGGTTGTTCTCGTTCTCGGCATCGGTGATGTAACAGCCCATGCAGAGGTGGGTCTCAGCGACGTAGGCGAAGCGGTTCTGCTCCCACTCGCTCTCCTTGGTGCCGCACTGGGAGCACCGGTCGCCCTCGTTGACCAGGTACGCGACTAACTTGTCACGGTCCTCCCCACTCCACTCCTCTAGGAACCGGGAGTGGGGGATCGCGTGGTCGTGGCAGTAGCGCATCTCTAGCGCGAACTGCCCGTCATAGTTCAGCCGCGATTGGTGAAAGGGACGGTGCTCTCCCGGTGGTTAATCTCCAGCACCTTGGTGAAGATTCCCTCCACGTCACCACGCGACCAGTTCTCGCTGGTCCACAACTGCTTGGCCTGGGTCAGGGTCATGTCCGGCTCAACCAGGCAGGCGGCGATCAGGGCGGGGGCGAACTTGTCCAGTTCGTAGGTCATCCCCCGGGCCCGCTCCTCATCGGTGGGCGGGTACTTGGCAATCAACTTGTCATAGTCCTTCATGGAGAGCGCCTCGACGGTCATCTCCATCTCGAACTTGTCGTCCCCGTCTCCGAGGTACAACTTGAAGGTCAGGCGCGACTTGGGCTTTCCAAGGAGGAGGGCAACCTTGTCGTTGTTCTCCGAGACTTCAGTGGGCATGTGGGGCCTCTCATAGCAGTAGGAGCAGGCAGCCTTCCGGCTTACCTGCTCCTACCCTAGCGCGCCCAGCGCCCAACCTCTGGCACCACATCCAGAGGAGTTTTTCGATGACTCAGGCGAGAACGGTGAGGTTCTCGTTGGGGATGCTCGGCACCGCAGCAGTGACCGAGAAGGTCTGTGCCTGATTGGAAGTCAGAGCAGCCGCAGCACGCGCGGTGATGACAACCGGCCAAGACTCCACGATGGTGTTCGCCACCGGGGCGTACGGGGCAACATTGCTACCACCGAACCGACAGACGATGAAGTACCCGACCGCCCCACGCGGGAGCGCGGTCCAGGCCGTGTCCGCCGCCACGTTGGAGTCACGGTAGAAGTCGCCCGTGAAGGAGCCCTGAGCAACACCGGCCACCGAGGTCTCGAACAGCGAGTCCAAGGTCGGGGTCGGGATCGTGTTGCCCTGGGTGCTCGCGGTGATCGAGATGGTCAGCGGCGTCAGGTTGATCGCGCTGGTGATGTCGGCAACGTGGATGGCGTTCACGTTGGCCATGTTGCTCTGAAAGCCGATCCACGAAGTCTGGTTCGCGATGATCTTGCTCATGGGTTACTCCTCACTCGGGTCGCCCACCGCCGCAACGGTACCGGGCTGCTCGTTCAGCGAAGAGTCAGGAGCGCTGATTGCGCCTTCCCCTTCATTACCATTGTCCACGGGTGTCCAGCCCGCCGATTCCCAAGCGGGAACCGTGCTTGCAATCACCGTCGAGGTCTGTCCCGTGGCCTTGTGGATGATGTCCACGTAACCGGCTGCTGCCATTTTTCTCACCCTTCCGAAACCAAGACGGCGTAAGAGTCCGTCTCGGTGTAGTAGTACGGGGTGGCTTCGCCAACCCGGTTCGTGCCACCTATGTTGGTGCACTTGACCCCATGGATGCTCCAGGAGGCCACCGCCCCAGTCACCAGCGTCGGCGCGCTGCTGGCAAGCAGGTTGCGCACGCGGTCGGCCAGTGTCTGAGTCTGTGTGCGGTTGACCGCCGCGTGGAACACCACATAGTTCAGTACCCACATGCCGCCATCTTCATAGATGTCCAGGGTGGGTGCTTGCTGCGGCTGACCCGTCATGGCGGTCAGCGACATCCAGGGGGTGAAGTTGGTCGCTGCCGCGTTGGGCTCGCCCTGCCACCCATAGGAGGTGGACGGGGAGGAGTTGTCACCGACCGGGAAGTTCAGGGTTTCGAGTTGGGTGAAGATGTAGGTCGTCACCGGAGCCATCTCAAGGATGTGTGTCATCAGTACCCCTGGGTGATCAGTTGAGCACCAACATCAGCGGCCATGGGGCCAAGGCTGTCCACCCATTGCTCGAACGCGCGGGCAACGTAGTGGGCGGGGGCGGTACCAGGGTGATGCACTACACGAGCGTAGATCACCCTTCCGCCGACCTGGAAGCGCAACGCCTGAGCGTTCTTGGGGCGGATGTCGTGCGGCTGGGTACCGAACTCCACGTAGCCTGCGTAAGGGGCCTGGGACATGTCCGGACCGATGATGATGCTGCCGCCCTGCAACTGGATGCCGATGCTGTCGCGCAGGTTGCCGGTGTCCACCGGGGCCAGGGACTTCATCGTGGCCGCGATGAAGGTGGCCGCCTGCATCATGGCCTCGGTGACGGCCTGCTCAGAGGAAAGCCCAGCCTGCATCAGGCGCTGAGCGAGCGCGTCGATGTTGGCTGAAGCCTCGCTACTCATAGCCGCCTCATAGCGGCGCGCTGGAGGGTCACTCCGAGCCGGAGGGCATCCCGCTCACGCCCCAGTGCCTCACGGACGCCCTTGGCGGCAGGGAGGTGCTCTGGGACGTGCGTGAAGTGGTCCAAGGAGGCTGGCTTGAGCGGCTTGAGTTTCCCTACCGGAGCAGCATGGGTGCCAGCCTTGGAGAAGAATGCCTCGTGGCCGCTCATGGTCGCGGGTCCATCTTCTCGACCACGAAGGAGCGGGTAGCCATGATCTGGCCACCACGCTTGCTCGACTGGATGCGGAACCGGTTACCAACCCACTTCGGGTCGGTGGGGGAGGTCAGAATCTGGAACTCGTCGTGCAGGGCTGGGATATTCCCGGTCGGGGTGTCCCACGGGATGCTCAAGACGGTCTGGTACAGGACGAACTCAGACTCACCCAGCATCACCTGAGAGGGGTTCTGCTGCTCCCAGACCCGGCAAATCCCGGTGTAGATCGTGGTGCGGGAGCCAGCAGTAGCCTCCAAGGTCGCAGTGTCGTAGGTGACCGCTGAGACCCTCTCCACGACGCAGGTCTGGAGCATCTGAGAGGTAGCCATCCGTTGCACCATCTGGGTGCCCCGCTTGGTCAGTCCGTTGCGCATCGCTGGCCTCCGAAGAAGGCATCGTGACCGTCCAGGCTCTTGCGAAAGAGCCCAGTCCCCAGAAATCCTTTCGAGGCTGCCTGCGTGACACCATGCACCATCTCCTCGTGGAGGGAGGCCGGGTTGGCAATATGCCGTCCCATTGCCTTGGCGTGCTTCTGGAAGGTCTTCGCGGCCTCTCCAGAGCGGACCGACTCCACGGTGGTGACATGCATGAGTGGGGCCGGGCGTCCACTGCGATCATGGTCCAAAGTGCGCGCAATCACCACAGCGCGAGGCCCATGCACTGAAACCTGATGCCCGGTAGGGGTCTTCACGGTTCGGCCCTTCTTCAGGACCTCGCTGCTGCGCTCGACGCCTTCCCGCTGGGACATGTCGCCCATGTGGGGGTCTGCCGAGGTGTTATCGAGGGCCTGCCCCCTGGTGAACCCGCTCACGGCGACCACTCACCCGGTGCTCCCCAGGTGCTCTCGTTGTAGAAGTCAGCAGGCCACTCGCCACCGAAGTCCTGCTGGCCAGCGCTCGGGTTGTCGTCCATCCTGATGCCGAACATGAAGTTCCGGGTGTTGGGGATCATCCCCTCACCAGGAGTCACTCCACCAGCGTCAGGCATCACGCCAGACTGGGCAGCCATGGCGTACTGGTTCTTCAGGCTGGCCGCTACGGCACGCAGGGCATCCCCAATGGGCCCGAAGGACACCGAGACGCCATCGGCGTTGTAGGAGGCCTGCTGGGCGTAGGAGGCGGCAGCGTTCTCGGCCAACTGAGCAGCCACCAATAGGTCGGAGCCGTACAGCGGACCCCAGGTGCTGATACCCCACTCAATCTCAGCGTCAGTGAACAGCGCGTTGGACACGTCAGTGTCCCCGAGCAGGAATCGCACCTGATCGAGGTCACTGGTCGCCGGGTCCCCGGAGTAGGTGGAAGGAGGCATAATTCAGCCTAGATCGCCTTGAACGCGCGGAACGCCTTCACGCCCTTGGCTGCACCGATTCCGGCACCCACGCCCGCTGCACCACCGATGGCGTCCCTGACCTTCTTCTTGCCCATCAGGCCACCGCCGACAGCCCCGCCAGCCACGCCTGCGGCCATGGGGTTGGTCTTGACCGCACCGGCAGCCAGGCTGCCAGCCTGCCTGATCCCCGGGATGACATTCTTGGCCGCACCAAAGCCATCGAACTTCTCGATGTCCACCAGGAAGGCGTCGTGAGACTTGCTCAGGTCCTTCTTCTTCTCAGCGATGTAGGCGTGCACCTCGGGAGGGTGCTGGCCCTTCTTCGCTTCCTCGGGCCGCTCGGCCTTCTTGACCGCCTTGGAGACGCCCTCGTCAAGGAAGGCTGACTTCTGCACAACATAGTGGCTCTTGAGGCGACCCAGGCGAGCATTCTTGTCGGCAGCATGGCGCGCTCCTGCAACCGAGCCAGCAATTTCGCCGCCAAGCGCGCCCAGGCTGGCTCCGCCGATCATGCCTTCCTTGCCCCCCACTACACGCCCAATAGCGGCCCCGGCACCTGCTCCCGTCACGCCGCCCCCCACCGCACCGCCGAGGGAGTGTCCGAACATGGTCCCCGTAGCGGCGAGTTTCTTCCCCTTCTTGGCGGTGAAGATGGGCCCTAGGCCGTAGCGAGCCGCCCCGCTCGCGCGGACATTCTTGTTCTCGGCCTTCTCAACCTCGAACGGGTCAGCCGACTTCTGGACACCCATGCCCTTGTTGTGGCGGTGCATCGCGTAGGCCCCGGCTGCGCCAGCCGCGCCGACGCCAGCACCAATCAGGCCGCCCCTTTCGACAGCCTTGTAGCCAGGGACGGCATTTCGGGCCACCTTGGCTGCCTTCTGTCCAGCCTTGATTGACTCAATCGCCCCGCCGCCCCAGGCGCGGCTACTAAGCGTGGCATCAGTAGCAGCCTCGTGCCCCGCCTTGGCGGCCTCGAACGCGGTCCGGTTCCCGGCGACCCCGGCGACCTCACCCCCGGCTGAGCGACCAACAAGGCCGCCGAGCGTGGAGCCGCCAGTGGCAGCCGCGTAGTACTTGGTGTTCCGCTTGTCACCCTTGGTCCCGAACATGGAGGCCTTAGAGAACACCTCGAACGGGTCAGCCTCATGCGCCTTGGAGACGCTCTTGCCAGGGACCTGCTCGCGCAGGCTGGTGCCACCCACCGCAGCCGTAGCAGGCGAGGACTTGCCCTGCTTGTCCTGCCGGAGGATCGCAGCGTGTCCCTTGGCGTGACCCATCATCGGGGTGCCATCGAACTGGCGGTTGCCGACCTCACAGGCCACCAACTTGCCAGTCCCGCGACCCTCCACCGAGGTGGTGATGTGCGAGGTACCGGTCAGGTGCCGGATGCCGTCGTCGCCACCCTGGGGGAACTTGGCAGCCTTGCCGACCGCGTGGACGATCCCGTTGTCACCCAGGTTCTCCGTCTTGGAGCGCTGGAGGGCCGCACGGTGACGCTTGTGGGCATTCTTGATGGCGTGGCCCATGAAGCCCGGGTCGCCCGGCTTAGGCTTGGCCTTGTAGGCCTTCTCCACCGATTCGGCGCACGCGTCGAACTTGCCGTGCTGCTTGCAGTAGACCTGCCTGCCCTTCATGGCCTTGCTCACGCTTTCATCAAGGAAGGCAGACTTGGAGACGCCCCGGTTGCGGCGCAACTTCTGCTCCTGCCGGGTGTGGTGGAAGTTACGGGCCTCGCCTGCTGCAATCCCAGCCGCACCGACCCCCACCGCAGCCTCAGCGAGACCGCGCCCGGGGTGGACCGTGTGTCGCACGTCGCCAGCCAGGTTCGCAACGCGGCCCATTTCGGTCGCCACATGACCCTTGACCCTGTCCGCCCCAGAGAAGGACGAGGAAGCGCGATGCTCTGCCGAGGCAATGCGATTTGTCTCGTTCGCGCTCTCCCTCAGGTGCGAATTGCCAAAAAACCCGGGCTTCTTCGGGGTGGCCGCGAGCCCTGCCAGGCCCAGACCGCCGATGGCGGCGGAGTCGTTACGGGTGCGGCGACCCTTACGAGCCGCAGTCTGGTGGTACGTGATGTTCTTACTCACCGGAAGCCTCCTCTGGCGTTGCTTCTGAAGTCGCGTCCGCCTGGGGCTGGACCGGAGCCTGGGGCTCCTCGACGGGGACGGGGGTAACCTCAGGCTCCGGCGTCTCAGACGGTACCGGCGTGTCCGCCTGCCCGCTTTCCTTGGGCGCAGGGGCCGGGGTGCTGTCAGAGATGTCAGCAGGGCCCAGAGGGGCCGTGTCAGGACCCGCGCTGGCGGAGTGTGCCTTCTCGAACTCGGTCGGCTCCACATCCTCATCAGTGAAGGTGGGCAGCGTCACCGGCTCCGGCTCAGGGGTAGAGGCCAGCAGGTGGGTCGGCACGACCTGGCCGACGCCGCCACGAGGAGCCAGAATCTTGGCCCGCATCTCCTCCTCCTCGGTCACCAACTTGCGCAGCATCCGGGGAATCTTGTTCATGTCCTTGGTCACCGCAGCGAGGCGGTTGGTGCGGATCAGCACCTCAGGGTCGCGCATGGGCTCCAGGTACTTCTGGGGCACCTTCTCGCCAGGGGCGAAGTCGCGCTCACCGAAGCGAAGCGGGCGGATGGCCATCCAACTGATGTATCGGCTGGCAAGAAGGGGCTTCATGTCATTCTCCTTAAGGGAGGGGTCGTAGTTGGCCAGGGCGATGGGCGGCCCCGGGGGCGACGAACTTGCGCTTCCCGTACCGCTTGCCAGTGGAGAGCATCTCCCTGGCCTCAGCGGCGTTCCGCCTGCCGTTATGGATTGCGAAGGAGGCGTCACCCCGAGAGACTCCCTCGCGGGTCATCTCTGCGAAATGCTTGCCGTTGCGGTGCGCGATCATCTTCGAGTTGCCCCACTCGGTCGCCAGGGTTCCCCCGTGACTGCTTCCGGCCCGGTAGACGGCAGCGACCTTCCCCGGGGACCAGCCCTTGCTCACCTCGCCAAAGAAGGCGTCGTGACCGTCCATGTTCTCTCCTGGAACTGAGTGAGGGGCGAGCGGGTTGACCCCACCCGCCCCTCTCAGGCTTGGTACGCAGTCCTAGGACTACGCAGTGACCGCGTGCATGAAGGTGCCCATGTCGTTGCAGACCACCTTCTGTGCGTAGGTGATTTCACCCTCGATCCGGTCCACCTTGAGGTGCTCCATGCGGAACCGGCTCATCCGGACGCCCTGGGCGTTGCCGCCGAGGTAGCCCTTCCAGTTGAAGGTGTAGCCCGCGCTCGGGGTGAGCAGCGACGGCGAGTCCGGTGCGTAGCACAGGAGGGCCGACTTGGTGTCCGCGATGAAGGAGTAGGTCGCGTTGGCGTCATCGGCCACCGCACCATCCATCTGGGGACCGGTCGCCTGCGAGGCGTAGCAGACGTAGACCTTCTCCACATCCAGCAGGGTCGCGATGAGGTCAGTCGTCACGATGCCCTTCTGGGTGTACTTGATGCGGTCGATCAGGTCCGGGTGGTTCTTCAGCGCGTTGTACGCGTGAGCACCGAGCACCAACTTGTTCGCCTTGCGACCCGAGTTCTGGATGAACGACTCCTGGAGAGTCGCGAACTGCTGAATCGGGTCAGACGACGCCTGGTCCCACTGAAGGAACGTGTTGGTGCTGGGGAACTGACCAGAGCCGGTGTTGGTACCAGCCAGGTCGGTACCCCAGATACCGGTGCCGAAGAAGTTCTGCTGCCAGGCAATCTCACGCATGAGCAAGAGGTCGTTGGACACCAGGTTGGTGGCGTCCTTGTCCAGCATCCACTCCGAGTCAGCCGCAGCGCGGTCCTGGTCGGTGATGTCCTTGTGGATCGCGTAGACATCGCAGTAGTACTGGTCACGCGTGATGTCGTACCCGGTGCCGACCGACTCGGTACCCGGAGCACGCTTCTGCGCGTTCGTCTTGCGCCACTGCGACTTGCTGTAGCGGTTGTAGAGGTTGCTCTGCTTGTCAACCGGGATGATCGGGAAGACCTTGTCAGCGACAAAGTTCGACTGATCCTGGAAATACGCGATGCTGACGTTGGTCAGCGGCACGTTGACGTGAAGGTCAGGGCCTACGGGGTTAGGCATGGCTATTCACTCCTTCTTATTCGCTCAACTGAAGGAGCACTGGAACCAGCGATCCCGCCGTAGTGGACGTGTCAAGAGCGATGCCGAGGAGAACCCCGGTGGCGTTGGAGTTGGACCCCTTGCCGTTGGCATCGCAGTAGACGGCCTGACCAGCGGTGACGTTGGTCGAGGTCATCACCCGCGAGACACCCGAGAAGCCGATGGTGCTGGCGTTTCCGGTGTACTGCGGCTTGCTCTGGCAGACGCCGACAACCTTGCCGTTGTTGGCGTTGGAGAGACCTGCCTGCCGAGCGCCCGTGACCACTACCGCCCGGTACTGGTTGCCAGCGACGTTGACGCCGTTGGCAGACCCAGGGAGACCAGGCGCGCCAGTGAGCACGGCCAAGGTGGCATCTGCATTGAGGGTGATGGTCCGGAGGGACTCATCGTAATTCGCCGTCATGACTGCACTCCTTCCTTACTTCTGGCTCGCCAGGTACTCGGCGTAAGCCTCGGGGTTTTCGTCCAGGACGCTGATCACGTCGCTGCCACCCTCGTAGGCGGCCTTGGCAACCTGGGTGAGGATGTCGTCGTTGTCTCCGCCGCCCACAGCGCCAATCTCCTGGAACAGCATCGAGCCAGCAGCGGTCAGCGCCTTGTTGATGACTGCGCAGTCTTCGTAGGACATGGTCTCTGCCATGCGGAAGAGGACCGGGCCGAGGTCACGCGGGTCGCCGGGGAGGTTGTACTCCGCAGCCTTGGAGATGTACGCCTCGGTCAGGCGCGTGTCGCGCTCGGCCTTGGCGATGCTCTGAGACTCAGCGACCTGTCGGCGCAGCGAGTCAATCTCCTGGGCAGCCTTGGCGAAGAGTTCACGCTGACCAGAGGCGTCGCGGTTCTCGAACGCCTTGGACAACTCCTCGCGAATCTCCTCAGTGAAGGACGGGAAGGCGGCCTTGCCGACCGGCTCCAGTTCGCTCTCGTCAGCAAAATCCTCGGCGGCCTCGTCCTCAAGGACGTACTCAAAGGCCCCGCCGTTCTCATCGAAGACGATGTCACCGGGGACGAGTTCCTCCTCGCTGACCGGCGTACCGTCCTCAAACGTGTACTTGGGCATGTCAACCTCCTGGGTAGCCCTCTTGGCAATGGCGATCAAAGCGTCAGGAGCCGCACCCTTGTCCACGACGGAGACTTCATCAATCTCCATGTCGCGGAGCCGCGTGGCTGGCTTCGGCATCTCTCATCACTCCTTCAAAACAAGCGTAAGGGGGCTGTCCCGACCTACCTTCCGGCTACTGGCCGTAGGGCTTCCAGGAGTTCTTGCGCTCGTGATGGATGGCTCCAGCGGCTGCTCCGGCACCCAGGGCGACCAACCCACCAACCCGGGCGACCTTGCCCGCATTCCCCGCGCGAGCGACCAACTTCCCAGCAGCGGCTTCATGCCCAGCCTTGATGTCGGTGGCCGTCTTTACCGCTGCACTGTGGTTCAGGTTCGTGGTCCTCATAGAGAGGGCGGCCTTCTTGCCTCCCTCTGGGATGTTCCTGGCCCTGCGGTAGTTCGCACCCCGCTTGAGGTTGCGCTCCAGATCAGCACTGGTGGGAACCCGGACGCGATCAGCGGAAGCCTTGGATTCAGCCGCACCGCGCAGGCTGACGTGACGCACGGCGAGACCACCCGCACCAACAGCAGCCCCACCAGCAGCAGTAGCCGTGGCGGCCCGCTGATAGCCAGCCGTACGACGCTGACGGTCCTCCTCCAGGCTGTTGTGCTCAACCACAGGGGACCACGCCTTGCCGACCACGATGTCAGCCATGGTGCGCTTGGGGTCGGTTTTCTTGGGTGGACGGTGCACTGCGGAGTGGATGGCGTGCAGGCCGCCATAGATACCCGCAGGCGCAGCAACACCAGCGGCAACCAACTTCAGGTGTCCGCTCAACTTCTCAGCCTGCTGAGCAGACTTGATCCCCACCTTGGCCGCCCGCGCGGGGTGGTTCTGCTGGAGCCACGGAACAGTGGCAGCCGCCGCACCGGAGCCAGCAGCGGTGGCACCAGCGGCACCTAGGCCGATGATCTTGGCCTGTTCCTTGCGATCAATCTCGTCATGGGCCTTCTCGACAACCTCGCGCTTGCCCTGGCCGTGGATAGAGAAGCCAGCGCGCTCACCGGACTTCACCTGACGCCAGGTCTCGTCATCGAAAATCTGCATGCCCATCCACCAGCCCTGGGTGTGATCCCCAGGCAGGCCCATCTTCTCGATCTTCTCCGGGGTGAAGACCACAGACTCGATCACGTCAGCGACGTGCTTGGGCTGGTCACCGAGTTCGGAGTAGATGCGAGCGTGCTGGTTGCCACCCTTGCGGGACTTGAGCATGTAGTCGTAGGCCGACTTCTCAATCTCCTCGATGGGCACGTAGTCGCCCTGGAGGTCGAGCACCTCGACCCCATCCTTCTTGGAGATGGAGACCCAGCCGAAGACCTGCTGCTTGTCGTCATCCACCTTGGAGAAGGTCACTACATCCTCTGCGGACTTCTTGACCGGCCCTCGGTCCTGGTGGGACACCGCCAGGCCCATCGCACCGGCTCCGGCCAGCGCCAGGCCGGGTGCGCGCAGGCGACGGAAGTGCTCGGCGTTCTCAGCGAACACGTCAGCGAAGTGAGCCTCGTTGGCAGCCTTGCCACGGTGCAGGCCAGCCTGGAATCGGCCCTCGCGCGGGACTCCCTTGAGGCGACCCTTCTGCTCCTGGCGCGCCGGGTGCACCTGCTGGGGGTCGGCCTTAGAGGGAAGAATCTTGTAATTCTCCACCTCGGGCTTGCGGTCCACCTTCGCCGGGCGCACCTCGTGGCCATCCGCGTTCATCCGGGCAGGCTTCATCCGGGGACCACCCAAGTTGGGAGCGATTGCCTCAGCGGAACGCAGGTGGGTCTTGGCGCTCTGGTCGAAGTGTCGGGCGTAGTGATCTAGAGCCTTGGGGATCAGGTGGCCACCGCCTGCCAGAGCGGCTCCAGCACCTACCTCAGCGCTGGACAGGTTGGTGCGCGAGTCGCTCCTCCTGGCCTTGCTGACCTTCTTGTTGCCCTCGTGGAACCGGTGAGCACCAGCCACAGCCGTAGCGCCACCCAGTGCGGTGAGCGCGTAACTGCCCTTACGGGCGCGGCGCATGCCACGCATGATCTTGGTCTCCGCCTCGACCTTCCCGGCCATGTTGCCCTTCTCGTAGGCGGTGACGCGAGGCTCGGCCTTAATGCTCGCCGTGGCGTGCTCATGAGCGTTGGATCGGTAGCCGAAGATGCCAGCGCGGGACAGGTGGGGAGCGCTCTTCAGACTCCAGGGACGCAGGGTGTCCGGCTCCTTCGCGCCCGGGACGCCGCCCATCACGGCCCCAAGGCTGCCAGCAACGGTGCCAGCGCCAAGAGCAGCAGCGCCCTGACGGCGCTTGCCAGCGTCTGACTTAGAAACTCCGGCGATGTTGCCCGGAGTGCCGACCTGACGCTGCTCCTTGAAAGCCTTGCGACCCATCACGTCACCAGCCAGGCCCGCAATCTCCAGCCCTGCGGCACCGACAGCGAGGCCAGCACCAACCTTGGGGTTACGGAGCCCCTCGCCCTCGACCTTCATGCCGGGCAACTTGTGCGCAGCGTCCGCCATCGGCTTAAGAACGTGGCTGATCTTTCGGCTTACTCCAGTCCCGATGTGGGCGACCTCCGGGTCCGCGTTCATGCCTGCGGCCATCGGGGGGAGTGCGGCCTTGGGCTTGAGCACCCCAGCCTGCTGCAACTTGGTGCCCGTGTGTCCCGCCAACCCAGGGAGGGAGAGTGCTCCACCGACCGCTCCGGCAGTGGTCAGGCCCTCGCCCACCTTGGACTTGGTCTGGGGGTCCATGGCCTTATCCACACTGCCCACAGAGTTGTCCACAACCGAGACCATCGGCTTCAACTTGCCGTTGCCGCCCGGGACGCGCACCGCGCGCTTGCTGCGGGGCGTGCTGATGGAGGTCATGACGTGCATGTCGGACCCAACGGCGTCCTTGCGCACCGGAGCGTCGGGGCGCGGATCGTTGATGGTGACGCGGGAGCGCTCCTCGTAGGCGTCTCCAAGCACTGCGCGTAGCGCGTTCTGAACAATCTGCGGGTCCATGTCCTAATCCTCTCAGCCTTCGCCGGTCCTACCCCGAGCCATGCGAGGCTGGAGGTCTACGTCAGGCGTCAGCCAGAAGACGCCACGGAGGCCCTTCTTCCAGACGAACGGCCCTCCCACATTCAGTTCCTCGTCGCTTCCGGCAACCACCTGTTCGGTATCGCCCTCCGTGCCAGCCGCTTTGGAATCCCAGGCGTTGCGCGCAGCGAATACGCGCGGCATGAACTCGGCCTCGGGACTGATGTTGGTCAGGGCGGCGTAGACGTGAGCAGGCACTAACTCCTCAGCAATCTGATGCCCGTTGCCATCGAAGACCGCGACGCTGTACTGGCCGTCCTTCCAGCCAACCTGCCGCCGCTCCACCTCGCTGCTAGGGCGGCTGAGCACCTCGCGCCACGCTTCCTTGGCCCGGTCAGCGCTGATGTCCAGCACTGGCGCGCCGTAGACGTTCTTGCCCACCAACTGATGCACCAGGCTCTTGTGAAGTTGGGTGATGTTCGGGTCCTTGCTGGACCTGAGTTCGTCCAACTCGGCAGCCATATCGTGCTCATGCTCATCAAGCCAGGTGTCCGCGCCGCGCGGAGCACTCATCTTCTCGTTGACGAGGTTGCGCAGCGCCGGATAATTGCCCCGCTTCACGAACCTGAGGCCATCGAGATACAAGGCTCCGCTGGAATCGCTCAGATCAGTGCGCTCAAAATCGCTAGGCAGCGCGAGGGAGACGTACTCCGTGCCCAGGGAGCGCACGGGGCCTGAGATAGGTGCCTCCCGAGGGGCTAGGTCGGGGTGCGCGGTAGCGGCGGCAGCGACCAGAGACAGGTTGGTCAGTGAGTAGGTCTTGCCGCTGGGGGAGACCAGTCCGTCCAGTTGGTAATTGGTCAGGCTGCTGGGCGTGGTCGCCGTGCTGGTGAGGTTGCTAAGCGAGGTGGGGGTGAGGGGAGTGAGGGAGGTGAGGGGAGTGAAGTTAGTGAGGCTCGTGAAATTGGTCAGTTGTGAGGGGATGCTCAACTGCGGACCCCCCAGATCGGTCAAGCCGGACACCTCACTCAATTGCTCCATTGAGAGGTCGGTGAGGTTGATCTGACGCCCCGGGTCCTTGAAAGCGACTTCCTTGCGTCCGAACTCGCCGTTGCTCTGACGGGGGTGCTTCTTGGGGTCCCAGGCCTTGGAGAAGCGCTCTACGTCGCGATAGTCCCGCACCAACTGGGTCGAGCAGCGGCAGTTGACGTGCACTGGAGGGTTCTTCACCCGGTTGCCATCCGGGAGCCGGAAGGTGTCCATCACGCCCACGGCGTGCCGATCCATCGGAGCACAGATCGGGCAGGTGCGCTCGTCGGCAGCAGTCAGCCAAACCTTGAGAGTGGTGTCCTGCAAGGTGCCGGTGCGGACCTCTTCCTCCCAGCCGGACTGGACCGCATCGTGCTCAACCTGGCGCACCGTGTTCTGGTTCAGGGTCCGTACCCGCTGCTGGAAGGCGCGCCGGATGTAGGCGTCTGACTTCTTCTTCAGCGACCCAGGCACCGAGGACTTGACGCCCTGGTCCGGCTTGAGCGCGATCATGGTGCGCATCTGGGGCTTGGTGAGGCCGAAGGCGCTGATGGCGCGCCGAGCGGCCTCCTTGGGCGGGATGCCCATGTTGACCATCCGGTGATAGCCATCCAACACTGCGTCCCCAGAGGTGCTCGCCACGTAGGTGACCAGGTTGAGAGCGGCCTCGTCAGCCACCTGGGCAGCGTCCGTCTCCTGGATGAAGATGCCGTTGCGCTCGCGGGAGTCGAGGATCAGGTGCCGGATAGCAGCGCCAGCCATGATCCGGTACGGGTGCAGGTTGCCTGCCATCACCTCCTTAAGCACGCCTGAGAGGAAGCCGCCGCCGAACTCAAGCGGCCCAGCCAGGACGCGCAGTACGCCCTCCTTGACCACCCTCGCCCGATAGTCCCTGACCGCCGCGTCCAGCAGCATCTCGGGAGCAATGGGGCGCTCCGAGGTCAGTTCAATCTGGGGGAGCAGGGTCATGTCAGGTCCAACTTGGTACGCGGCCCTGCGCCTCGGTACTCATCCGCAGGTTTCACAAATGGTTGCTTGGCAGCCTTGCCGCTCCCGATGGCCACCAGCGGCTTGTCCTTCTCGGCACGGACCAATTGGATGTTCCGCAGGGCGCGCTTGCGAATCCCCTCATCCATCGCGTCCCTGTAGAAGTCCTCGTCCGCAGGCTCGATGCCAAGATGCTCAAGTTTGAGCCGCAGGTATGCAGCCTTATCGCCCGACTCGATTGAACTGTCGTTGGCGATCTTGTCGGCTTCGACCCACATCTTCGCCTCGTTCAGCCGCTCGGTCGCGTCCGCGTCACCAGCAGCGCGGCCATTGCTGGCCATGGGTGCACTCATCGCCTGATCGCGCTCGATGGGGGAGATGCCAGGGAAGGAGAAGATGCCCTCAGGGTTGCGCACAGCCTTCTCATGCTTGTACTCCCCTCCCTTCTTGCCGCCCATCTTGGACTTGAACTCCTCGAAGTTCGGGACCTTGGTGTCCTTGGACCTAGGGTCGATGGAGTAACGATCTTGGACCTGCTGGACGGCGTCCTGGAACTTCTCCAGTTCACCCGGGCGACTGATCACCTCCTCGAACTCGCCTGGCTTGCTCATGGCGGCGTACCTCTGCGCTGCGACGAACTGAGGGATATCAATGCCGCCATCTTGCTTAATCCCAACGAGTGCGGGGAGGGCCGCGCGGACCTTGGTGGCTTCCTCGATGGCCTCCTGCTTGCGCAGCCAGGCCGCCTGCTTCTCCTCAGCAGAGGCACCCGAGGAGCCTGACCACCCAGAGGACGAAGCGCTCTCGCTGCTCTCGCTACTCTCGGGAGCCATGTCGCCACTGCGCCCCTTCTTGTCGGGGTAGCGATCCACAATCGGCTTGGCGTGGTCAGCGGTGCGCGCAGAGATGCCGCCCTTGTGCTTCTCGTCCCACTGAGCCTTGACCCGCACTCCATTAGGGCCGACAGCGCCCCCGAACAAGTTGGCGCGGGCGGCGGTGGGCCGCAGCGCGCCGGGCTCCACGTAGCCCATGTCCTTCTCAGAGATGGGCGTGTCGTGGCCGAATCGAGCGGTGTAGGAGGCCTTGATGTAGTACGGGAACTGCTCCTGGAGCGCCTTGGCGGCTGCTCCGTAGCCAATCCCGTTGAGCCGCCAGTTGTACTCCTTCTGCTTGTTCAGATCGAAGAGGCGCTCGTTGTAGGCGGTCAGTTCATCCTTACCCAGCGCGCGGGTCTTCTCGGTCTGCGCGCGGTCGAACTTGAGGTGCTCAATCTCAAGATCAATGTGGGTGGGGTTCTCCATCCGCTCCTTCTTCGCAGCGTTGACCCGCTCCTGGAACTCCTTGCCGGAGATGCCGGGGTGCTTGCTGCGAACCTCCGCGCGAATCTCGTTCATCTGCTTCGGGTCGAGGTCGGCTCGCTGGACCTGGCCCGACTGCACTGCGTCCAGCAACTCGGCATAGCGCTTGGTCATCCGCAGCGCCTTGTCGTTGTGGCGGCGACCGCCACGCAGTTCGTCATCGAAGTCAATGGAGAACACGCCGGAGCGTGAGACCACGCTGACGCGGCGCGCGCCGGTCATCAGGCCGGTGTAGACATCCTCAGGGGTCAAGCCACCGGAGGAGCGGGTGCGGATGTACTCCCCACCCTTCAACTGGCTCAGGTGCTTGAGGTTGAACGGCAGATACCAGTCATCAGCAGCGCCGACAGCGGTGGTGACGATTTGGCCGTCAGCGTTCAGGAGGACGCCCTCAGACGGAGGAGTGTGGCCAGCCTGAAGGTGCAGTGCGGTGTATTGCTTGTCCGGGGCCTGCTTCTCCAACCAGCGAGCGATGGCAACGCGACCCGCGCCCCGCTCCTGCCAGGTCGGAACACGCTCAGCGTGAGTCAGCATGGCCCGCTTCTCCCAGTCCTGAACCGACTCCCCGTAACGGCGGTTGGGCTGAGCGCCCAGGGTCTGCTTGGCGTTGTGTACGGCGGTGCCGTATTCCTCAACAAGGTCGGCGGGTGGTCGCCGCTCGGTACCCCGGTAGCGGTAGGCCATCCGGCGCACCGGAGGGCCGAACACGGACTCAGCCGAGGAGCCGTACTGGCCAACGTAGGAGCCAAACTTGGCAGCCGTGCGCGCCAGGGGGTTGGCGGCACCGAGCCCGGTGTCGGTGATCAACTTTGACCCAGCGCCAATCCGGTTGTACATCTGCTGGGTGGAGTTGCTGGGATGTCCCGAGTTCCACTGTCGCACGAAAGGCGACTCGCCCCCCTCGGCGTAGGGGTCGCTGTAGCCCGACATGTCGGTTTCCTTGGAGCCGATGGTCTTCATCCCAGCAGCAGCGCCGCCACCCAAGGCCTGGGTCAGGTTCACAACCTTGCCGCCCATGACGGGCTTGTAGGGGGTGATTTCCACCGCCTTCACGTCTACGCCCTCCTCGGGCCGGATCGCAGCAGCGAGGGTCGCGGGGTTCTTGTGAACCTTGACTTCCTGGGGATCGCCGCTGGTGTAGTGCAGGGTGACATTGTTGTGCCCAGCGAAGCCGTCGTGCAGGTTCAGGTGGTTGACCACCTGGGCGTACTGGGATCGGTAGCGGTTGAGGGCCGCAGGGTTGCTCCGTACCAACTCGTCATGGTCGGGGTGCGGCGGAATGTTGATGCCCATCTTCTCAGCGTCCTTGCGGCTCAACTGATGAGTGGTCATCACAATGAAGCGACCATGGTCATCCCGCAGGTGCTCATCCGGGTCGAACTCTGCCTTGCTAACAGTTGCAAGCAGAGCCTTCTTGAACTCCTGACGCTCCTCAAGATTGAGGCCCGCAGCCACTGCATCGAGGTCGGCGTAGACCAGGCACTTGGCAATGGTGCGGTCAAGGTGCTTCTGCACCAGTTCCCGGTTCTCCTCGATCACCGTCTCCACGACCTCGTTGACGACGTGGTGGACGAACTCGTTGGCGGACTCCGGGTCCATCTTCATCACCAGGTGGTAGGCCTCACGGGCAGCCGACTCGTTGAAAGGTCCATTGCCACGGTCGAAGACGACCCCTGTTACGTCACGGAGCGGCATTTCAGTTCTTCTTCCCAGGAGTTGCGGGCTTCTTGCTGGTGGGGCGCAGCGCTCCAACAGGGGGCTTCTTGGCGTTCTTCAGGCCGACCTGCTTGGTCTGGGTGTCGATCTTGGCCTGCTTGATCTTCTCGGCAGCGATGGCCGCCTTGGACTTCGCGTCAGTGCCCAACTGCTGGGTCTTCAGGTCCGACTGCTTCTGCTGGTTGGGGTCAACCGGCTCGGGCTTGTTCGGGTCCGTCATGGCCTGCTGAGCGTTGGCGATGCCCTGCTGCTGGATGCCCATGCCCTGTTGCATCTGCTGCATCTGGTGGTCCTCAGGCGACATGCCCTGCATGGCCTGTTGTGCCGGGACGCCCTGAGCGGTCGCCTCAGCGGACTGCTTGAGGCCCAGCAACTGCATCTGGGAGTTGGCCTCGTCAGACATCTGGCTCATCGAGAACATCTGCTCCTGGTGCTCCTGGTAGTCCTCAGGCATCTCAGGCAGCCCGGCGATGTCGAAGATGAACTTCTCCAGGGTCGGGTTCGGGAACCACTGGAGGCCAGCGCCAGCGGTGGAGGTGATCAGTTCAGCCAACTGGCTCAGGTCAGGCGGGTCGATGTTGGCGACCTCGATCTTGGGCAACTTGTCTGGCTTCCAGCCGTTGGCGGCGAACAGGCGCGGCACCAGGTAGCGGTTGAGCACGTCAGCGATGTTCTTGGAGAAGGAGTTGATCGCGGTGCGGAACAGGCCGGTCTTGTCGGTGTGCATCGCGTAGGAACCGGTGCTGGACTGGCCTGAGGTGCCCAGGATCAGGAAGTCAGCCATCACGGTGCGCATGATTTCGCCCTGGAGGCGCTGGATGGTGGCCTCGATGTCGAACTGGCGCGAGCCACCAGCGCTCATCAGTTCAAACTCGAACAGGGGCAACTTGGACTCAACGTCCACGTCGCTGGGGATCATGATCCCCTCGTTCTCATCCCTACGGACGCCTCGGACCATCTTCCTGAAGGCATCGCGGGTGGCGGCCTGCGGCGTGCCCGCCTTGGCGTTGAGGTAGGAGGCCGGGATGCGACCGACCGGCATACCAGCCAGGTCGCGCTCCATGCCGACTGCCTGAATCTCCTGGATGCGCTTGAGGATGTGCCAGGAGCGGTAGGCGCGGCGCAGCAGGGAGAAGCCCTCGGGGTCGCCCTTGTTGGACCGGGTCCGGAACAGAAGCGAGCGCTCGATGGGGATGGTGACCTGCTTGTAGGTCGGCGGGGCCATCTGGACGAAGCCCTTGATGCCGCCGCTCTCATCGAAGACCCAGCGCCAGTTCGTCTCCTGGGCTCGGATGGGGAGTTTCCGGATGCCGATCAGGTTGTCGGTGTACTGGGAGCGCTTGGAGCCATCCGTCTCCCAGGGCCCAACTCGCTTCTTGTAGACAATCTCGTGCCAGGAGTAGCCGAACTGGAACATCGAGCAGACCTCGGTGATGAACGCTGACCAAGGCTGGTTCATGTCGTTCATGCACTCATCAAGGAACTGGGCCGCAGCCATGTCCTCAGGGTCCTGGCTAGCCGGAGTCACACTCCACTTGGTCTCGGACAACAGGGTCTCGATAACAAAAAGGACAGCGCCAGCGGCACTGTCGTTGAGACCCATCTCGCGGAAGACCTTGACGGCGTTCCGACCGCGCAGTGCTGGGAGGAACTCCTCCTCCACGTAGCCACTGACGCGCTTGAGGCCGGTAAGACCCATCTCCTCCATCGGCCCAGGCTGGGGGAGCCGCACGGTGTCAGGGATGTCCGACTGCGGCGCGAGAGAAGGGTCCTGCATGTAGGTGGACGGACTCTGCGGCATACCCCCATGGTAAGTGGAGAACGCCTCAGAATCCGTCCCTACGCTTAAGCGTGCGCGAGAGCCTCGATGAGCGCGCGGTCACCAGGCAGGACAGGTTCCAGCCCGGCAAGCACACAGCCATGGGTGCACTCGGCGTCACAAACGTGCATATCACGGAGGGCGTTGAGCAGTCCCTCTGCCTGCATAGCGGTCATCATGTCTATAGAGTAGCGCGACTTACACGGTGGGGTCCTGCTCTACATCGGCTTCCCACATTTGCGACAGAAGGGGTAGGCGTCCTCGATCTTGCTCATCACCCAGTCGTGCCTACCGAACCAGCACAGCACCAGCCGCCTCATGCCGTCATCCTGAAGGTGCTGCCCTCAGGAAGGTGGGAGTCGTAGAGGCAGACCACGTCACCGAAGTCCTTGGCAATGCCCAGTTCCTCCCGGCAGTTGCAGGTGACGCGGATGTCGCCAGTCCCTGAGGCGAAGGACAGGATCACCTGGTGCTCCAGAGTGGGGTCAGCGATGGTGTATCTCACCGGATGCTCCGCTGGTACTCACGCAGTGCCTCGTTGCGCTTCCGGGTGCGGCGCTCACTGCGGCCACTCACCAAGACCATCACCCCGAAAAAAACCAGCAGCGGGAGCGCGATGGCGAGGGGAATCCAGGTAGGCGCGAGCACCCACCACCAGGACCAGTCGATCTTGTGCAGCAACTTCAGCGCCACGAACAGCACGGTGAGCAGGGTGCACAGGTTGGGGCCAGCATTGACGGTGGCCTTGTTGTCACTCATTCAACTTCCTCCAAATAGAGCGGGGCCGCAGCCCAGTAGGTTCCATCAGGCTGGAGGAAGACGCGCTTGCGTCCACGCAACATGACGGGGATTTCCGCTGGGTCCTCGGTAGAGAGCACTGAGTAGCCCAGAGGTACGGACTGGAGCGCCGCGTTGTGCGCCCAGTGGTGACAGTTCTCGCACAGGGCGACCAGGTTGACGACCTCGTCCTTGCCCCCGCGCGAGCGGAACTTCCGGTGGTGAGCGTGCCAGGGGTCCTCAGAACTACCTAGAGCACGGCCACAGCGCTCACAACTACCGCCGCACCGGACGTGGATGACCTTGCGCAGTGCGCCCATCGACTCCCCCTTGGCCTGCTCCCGACGACGCTTGTTGGTCTTGGAGACCGCGTTCATCTTCTTGGAGCCAGGCTTCAGGGGTGCCTTGGCGACCAAGGGCGTCTTCCTGCTGATCCCGGAGCGCTTCACAGGTACCACCTACGCACAGGGATGCCAGCAGCCTCAGCCAGGTTGGCAGTAGAGGTAGCCCCCTTGGAGCCGTCCTTGATGAACGCTAGACAGAGGTCAGCACCCAGGTTGACCATCTCAGCGTTGCGCCTGAAGCCAGCGGCCTTCCCGTACCTATTCCAATCAGCAGGGTGACGCTCAACCGGGAATCCCTGGAGCCTCCAGCAGGCCTCAGCGATCTGATCAGCACCAGTCGGGCAGGCACCCGACACCAGCGTTACCGTTCCGGAGCCGCGCAGGTCGAGCCATGCCGTCCTGAGCGCGAACTCGATGACCGCCTCGGCCTCCCAATCGCGAGAGCCAGTGACCAAGATGCGCTTCACGGGACCCTCTCTCCACAGAGGGCGCAACTTCCGTCCAGGTTGCGGGCATGGATGCACTCCGGCTCAACCGGAATGGTGTTCAGGTAGTGACTGCCCTGCCGGATCACGTCAGCGGCCAACACAAGGCCGCCGTCCTCATAGTTGTGGTACAGGATGAAGTTGACCTTCTTGCCATCCTGGTAGCGCACCACCTCGCACTCGTAGGCGTAGATCGGCACGTACTGGCGATCCTCCAGATGCTTGAGGTCCTCAGTGCGCCTGGCGTACCAGCGTGCGATGGGCTGGGAGTTGACCGCAATCTCTCCATGCAGCGCCATGTCAGCACCAGTCCTTGTCTTCCAGGAGGCCCTCAGAGGCCCAGGTGCGATGCTCCTCATGCACGGACTCGAACCCGTCGTACTCATGGATATGCCACTCGACCCCATCAGGAATCTCTACGATCACCAGTTCGGCATAGCCAGCGCTCGCTTTGTCGCCCAACTCCTCGACCACCTGGACCAGGCGGGGGTCGGAGCGGTCGCCGTCACGCTCTGAGTACTTGTTGGCATCCTCCATGCCGAGTTCCTTGAGGCGCTCAGTGGCAGCAGGGCTCAGTCCGAACCCGCCGAAGCGCTCACTGATCACGATTCTCACAGCGTGCTCCAGGCGTAGGCCACCGCAGCGGCAGCAACCTGAGCAGCGGGGTCGGCAAGGCTGACCAGGTTGACCTCGGGCAGGAAGTTGGCCAACTTGTGCAGCAGGTTGGCCAGGTGCGGGTCTTCGGTGCCCAGGGCTACCCGCTCCAGCATCTCCTCGTCGGTGTACTGCCAGCCGTCGTCGGTGATGGTGTAGTGGCGCTGCTCGGTGCCCTTGGCCTCACTGGCGCTAACCTCGACAGCCCGGTCCAGGAGGGACTCGATGATCTGCTCATGATCGTCTTCGCCGCCTTCCCAGCCTTCCAGCAGGGACTGGATGCGCTTCTCGACAAGCGCCACGTCGGACTTGAAGTAGCGACGACCGTTGGTGAAGTACACGTCCAGGACAGCGACCGGGTCGCCCTCTTCCATGGGCGTGGCGGTCACCTTGTAGGCCAGCAACTTGATCCACTGCTGGT